TTATGGCTGATACTACAATCACAGTCACAGTCGCAACAGGAACACAGTATCTTGTAGGTGGTTCAGGTAATGTTTATTATTTTGATGGATCTCAACCTTCAAGTTTTACTTTTCCTTGGGTTAAAAGTGCAACTGTAAGATTAGATCAATCAGCTTCTTCAAACGATAATCATCCTTTAATTTTTACTACTTCAAATAGTACTAACACTGCTACAATGAGAAGTGGAATTATTTCATCGAATGTAACTTATTATTTAGATGGATCATCTAATCAATCTGATTACACAAACACAACAACATTTAATGCAGCAACAACAAGATACATAGAAATTGCTCCTGCAACATCTACTGATTTTTATTTTGCATGTTGGGTACATGGAATTTCTATGGGAGGAATTGTAGATATTACAAGTAATACTTGGGGTGCACTTACATGGGGAGAAAATGAATGGAATGATCAAGGTGATGAAACTGTAACTTTAACTGGTCAAGCAATGACCGTAGCGGAAAACGCAGCTGGAGTTATTGCTACTCAATTCCCTGGTTGGGGTACTTTAGAATGGGGTGAAAACGGTTGGGGTAGTGTTAATGCAGCTAAAGAAGTTTTACCAGGCCAAGAGGCAAGTATGTCAGTAGGCACATTAACTCCAGTTATAGGAGAAGTATTAACTGGTTTCCAAATTCAAACAGTTGTAGGAGCACCTACAACTACTTTTGATTTTGCACTTTCCATAACAGGTCAACAAATTAGTGTAGCACAAGGAGTTTTAGGAGTTAACTCTGATGAAGACACAGAAGTAGGAATGCCTAGTTTATTAACGACAGCAAGTTTAGGTAGTTTAACTGTTAATCAAAATGCTGATGTAAATGTTGGTTTATCTAGTTTTTCAATATCTACAGATGTTGGAAATTTAATTGAGGCAACAAAAGTAGACGTTATTCTTAGTGGTCAAGCTATAACAGGTTCAGTAGGTGCAATTACTCCAGATGATATGGCTGTAGGAGCTGTTTCTCCAGGTGCTATGACTACTTCTGTAGGTGCTATTACTCCTGCAGATATGACTATAGGATTGACTGGATTTGGATTAACTGCTACATTAAACCCAGAGTTTGGTATTTTGCATTATGGAAATGTTGACACTGGTAGTAATACATCGTATACAAACGTAAACGTGGCTTAGGAGAAAAAAATTATGGCTTCAACATATAATAGTCTTGGTATTCAATTAATGGCAACCGGCGAAAACGCTGGTACATGGGGAACGAATACAAATAATAATTTAAATTTCATCATGAATACCCTAGGGTATATTGATGTTGCATTAACAGCTGATAGAACTTTAACAATTCCAGATGGATCTACAGGAACTTATGATGGTAGAGCTATGTGGATTAATTTATCAGGAACTACTGGTGGATCTAGAGTTTTAGATATTGCGGCTCAAGCTGGAGACCCTAATGCAAATATTGAAAAACCTTTTATTATTGTAGATAATACAACAAGAAGTTCAGCAGCTAATACAATAACATTTAAAGTAACAGGTCAGACAGGTATTTTAATACCTACTGGTGGAACAGTTTTATGTTTCCATAATGGAACAGATATTGTTTCTTCAGGTTTTCCAAGCACTACAGGGGCTCAACCTGCTTATACTTTACCAGCAGCAGATGGTACAGCTAATCAAGCTTTAATAACTAATGGTTCTGGTGTAGTTAGCTTTGGATCAGCAGGAATATCAACAGGAAAAGCTATTGCAATGGCAATGATTTTCGGTTAAATAACTAAAAGGAATTAAATTATGGCAAACCCAAATATAGTATCAGTAGCAAGCATCTACGGTGAATCCGTAGGATGGAATTTAACAGCTACTACGACTACAACTTTAATGACAGTTTCTTCAGGAAAATTAATTAAAATTAACAGAATGACATGTGCAAATGTAGACGGAAGTTCGGCTGCAGATTTAACTGTGTATATTGATACAAGTGTCCAAACTTCTTCAGGAGCAACAGTTGCTAGTGGTGCAGCAGATGTTTATTTAGCAAAAACAATTTCAGTCCCAGCAGACGCATCATTAGTTGTATCTGACACACCAATATATTTAAGAGAAGGTGACATTTTAAAAGGTGGAGCTAGTGCTTCAGGTGATTTAGATTTATTTATATCGTATGAAGTATTAGACGACTAGGAGGTAACCGGTTATGGCAAATGGCGGAATAATTGGACCTGTCCAAACAGTTACACCAGCAACACCTGACACAATTACATCAGTTACTTCTACTGGAACTCACACTGTACAAGCCGGAACTACAAAAGCTAATATTTTAATAGTTGCTGGAGGAGGATCTGGTGGAGGAACAATTCCTGGTGGATCTGGTTCTGGTGGTGGCGGAGCTGGTGGTTTAAGAAATTTATCATGCATAAGTGTATCTAGTCCTTTTCCTATAACTATAGGTGCAGGTGGATCTGGTACAGCTGCTGCTAATGGAAATACAGGTAGTGTTTCTACATTTGTTATAGCATGTACAACTTATACAGCTGCTGGTGGTGGCTTTGGAGCTGGAGCTGGATCTGGTCCTGGTGGTGATGGAGGTTCTGGTGGTGGAGGATCTAATCCGTCTCCTGGATGTGGTGGAGCAGCAAATACTCCCGCACAACCAGGTAATCAAGGAAATGCTGGAGGAGCTGGTTCTGGGGCTGAACCAGGTTACGCTGGCGGCGGTGGCGGTGGAGCTGGTGGTGCTGGTATTGCAGGAGCCGTACCGGGTCCTAGTGTAGCTGGTCCTGGTGGAGCAGGAGTTTGTTTAGCAGGATGTTATCCAGGTCAACCTATCACAGCTTTTGCTGGCGGTGGAGGTGGATCAACATATGTACCTCAAGCTGGAACTGATGGAACTGGTGGATCAGGTGGTGGTGGAGCTGGAAATACAGGTGGGTCTGGAACAGCAGGAGGAACAAATACTGGTGGTGGCGGTGGTGGTAATAGTGGACCAGGAAGTGGTGGTAATGGTGGTCCAGGTATAGTTATTGTAAAAGAAATTGGAACTCCAGCATTAGCACCAGGAGTTTGGAGTATGGAATCAGTTTATGAAAACGTAAAAGCTGGTACTTGGACTAATTAAAGAATATTGACAATAAGTTAAAAGTAAAATATATATTTTTAAGGAGTAAAAATATGGCACATTTCGCAGAATTAGATAAGCTAAAAAAAGTAATAAGAGTCGTAGTTGTAGGAAACGACATTTCAACATCAAATGGGTCATTAGGAAGTAATGACATGCATATTGATGGTGAAACATGGTGTCATAATTTTTTTAGTGGTGGAACTTGGAAACAAACTTCTTATAATAACAAATTTAGAAAACAATACGCTGGCATAGGGTTTACTTATGACGAAGCAAAAGATAAATTTATTTGTCCTCAACCTTATACTTCATGGTCTTTAGATGAAAATGATGATTGGCAGGCACCAATTGCAAGACCTTCAAATGAGGGTGATGATCCAGAAAATCTTAAAAGAGCAGAATGGGATGAAGCTAATCAACAATGGATTGCAGCAACTCATTGGAACTCTGAAACAAATCAACATGACCAAAATTGGGTCTGGGATACATCAACATCAGCTTGGGTATCCACATAAGGAGAACTAAGTTATGGCCAGATCAAATGGCGGAATAGTCGGAAAAGTAAACAATACTTCTTTTGGAAGATGTACGGTTACTACTAAAACATCATCAGGAAATATTTCATTGCAACCAGGAACTGCAGTTATTCAAACTGTAGCTGTAGCTGGTGGTGGCGCTGGAGGATTTATGGACTCTGGACCTCAAGGTGGCGCTGGCGGTGGTGGCGGAGGCGGTGTTTTAGAAAGCTGTTCTGTAAACGTAACAACTGGTTCAACATTAGCAGTTGTAGTTGGCGGCGGTGGAGCAGGTGGAAGAGGTTCTCAAAACAATGGAACAAATTCTACTGTATGTGCACCTTCAGTACAAACAGCAATCGGTGGTGGTTATGGAAATAACCCAGGTGGTTCTGGGGGTGGTGGTAATCCAGATGGTAATGTAAGTGGTTCTTCAGGAGGTACTGGAACAGCATGTCAAGGTAATCCTGGTGGAACAGGTGCTTATATTGCACAACCCAATAATACTTCTAGTGGAAATAATTATAGAGCAGGTGGCGGTGGTGGTGCTGGTACTGCTGGAACAAATGGATTTCCAGAATGTAGCTGCACAGCTAAAGGTAAAGGTGGAGATGGTAAAACAATTTCAATAACAGGAAGTCCTGCAGTTTATGGTGGTGGCGGCGGTGGTGGTGTAAGAAATGATGCAAACACAAACACAGGTGCTGGTTTTCCTGGACCTGGCGGTGGTGGTGGCGGTGGTAATGTTGCCGTTGGAATTGGTGCTAATGGTTGTAACAACACTGGCGGTGGCGGTGGTGGTCAAGGAAATTATTATGGTAATGGACCTGCATATGCAGGTGGTAGTGGTGGACCTGGAATAGTTATCGTAAAAGAATTAAATAAAGCAAGTGGTGTGTGGTCAATGCAAAGTCAATTTGCAGCTAAACAACAAGGATCATGGCCAAAAATTATTGCTAGTACAACACTAGATTATTTAGTAATAGCTGGTGGTGCATCTGGAGGAGGACCATATGGTGGTGGTGGAGGTGCGGGAGGTTTTTTAACTTCTTATTGTACTCCGGCTTCACCAATTCCATTAGAAGAAGGTTCATACAATATTACAGTTGGAGGTGGTGGAGCTGACATAGGAAATAATCCAGTTAATGGTAATGATGGAAATGATTCAGTATTTAATGTATGCGGAGCTGCACCTGCAAAAATAACATCAACCGGTGGTGGTGGCGGTGGTGGTGGAAGTCCTGGTACTGGAAGAGATGGAGGATCTGGTGGAGGTGGTGGCGCTTATTTTCCTGGACCTTATGGAACTGGTCCTGGGTCAAGAAGTACAGCTGGATCGGCAAGTCCTCCAGGTCAAGGTAATCCTGGTGGTTCAGGTTTAAAAGCACCTAATGGTGTATCTTCTGGTGGCGGTGGTGGAGCAGGTGGTGCTGGTCAACAAGCTGGTGGACCAACTGGTCCTTTCTATTCTACTGGAGGAGATGGTGGAGCAGGAAGTGCATCCTCTATAACAGGTAGTCCTGTTACAAGAGCTGGTGGAGGTGGTGGAGCTACTGAGTCGCCTTCATGTGGTCAAGGAGCTGGTGGATCTGGCGGTGGTGGACACGGTCGTTATTTAGGAGTAAATGCTGCTGATGGTACAGCAAACACTGGTAGCGGTGGCGGTGGTGGAACAAATTGTTCTGGCGCTGGTGGTTCAGGTATTGTAATAGTTCGTATACCGGGACCTTCAGGTTTAAGTTTAGGAGTTTCTCCGGGATCTAATTCTACAGCAACATTACCAGGACCCGCTGGTGGATGTCATGTTGCTACTTTCAACGTTTCAGGCACATTGACAATCGCATAGCAAATGTTATATTAAGTCCATAAAGACATATGAACTTAACGAATCATTACTGGTATTTTCAATCAGCTATTCCAGAGCGTATTTGTGATGACATTGTAAAGTATGGTCATCAAATGCAACATCAAATGGGAGTTACCGGTGGTTTAGGTAATAAAAAATTAAATAAAAAACAAATAAAAGATTTAAAAAAGAAAAGAAATTCTGACATCGTTTGGATGTCCGATCGTTGGGTTTATAAAGAAATTCAACCTTATATACATAAAGCAAATGCAGCAGCTGGATGGAATTTTCAATGGGATTATTCGGAAGCATGTCAATTTACAAAATATAAAAAAGGCCAGTATTATGATTGGCATTGTGATGGTTGGGATAAACCTTATCAAAGACAAGAAGGTGATCCACAACATGGTAAAATACGAAAGTTATCTGTAACTGTTACATTATCAGACCCCAAAGATTACAAAGGCGGTGAATTAGAATTTGATTTTAGAAATATGGATCCAGATAAAAAACCCAATATCCGTAAATGCACTGAGATATTACCTAAAGGATCTTTAGTTGTATTCCCTGGGTTTGTATGGCATAGAATATGCCCAGTTAAAAGTGGAGAAAGAAACAGTTTGGTTATTTGGAATTTAGGATGGCCATACAAATAAAGTATAAATATGAAAAAGAAAAAATCTAAAAAACAAAAATTAAAAAAAGAAGTTGTAGGTTATCCCAAACAATTACAATTAGAAGAATATTTTAGAACTCCTATATGGTTTGCAGATGAACCTAAGTTTGTAGATAGTCTAAATAAAGCATCAGATAAATATATAGAAAAAGCTAAAAAAGATTTAAAACCAACTATTGATAAACGAAATAAAGAGTTGGGTGACAAAGGAGATATGGGTCATGTGTTTCATTCAACAACATTGGTTGGTGATCCTAACTTTAAAGAACTTACAAATTACATAGGAGCCACATCACATAATTTATTAAATGAAATGGGTTTTGATCTTTCACAATACCAAATATTTACTACAGAAATGTGGGTGCAAGAATTTGCTAAAAACGGTGGTGGACACCACACATTACACACACATTGGAATGGACATATGTCTGGTTTTTATTTTTTAAAAGCAGATGAGTCTACATCTTTACCTTTATTTGAAGATCCACGACCAGGTAATGTTATGAATCTTTTACCTGAAAAAGATAAAACAAAAATAACTCATGCATCATCACAAATTAGTTATAAAGTTAAACCTGGTAGAATGATATTTTTTCCATCATATATACCCCATCAGTACATTGTAGACATGGGTTATAGTCCATTTAGATTTATACATTGGAACTGCCAAGCAATACCAAAAGGAGTGTTAAATGTCGTTTAAAAAAAATAAATACACAGTATTAAAACAAGCTATTTCACCCGAACTTGCAAAATTTGTTTACAAATATTTTTTAAATAAAAGAGAAGTTGCAAGATTTTTATTTGATAACAAATACATTTCACCATTTACAGAATACTTTGGTGTATGGAATGATGAACAGGTACCAAATACCTATTCACATTATTCAGACATTGCAATGGAGACATTATTAATAGAAGTAAAACCTGTTATGGAAAAACACACTGGTATTAAATTAAGTCCTACATATTCTTATTCAAGAATTTATAAAGAAGGTGATGTATTAGCTAGACATAAAGATAGATACTCTTGTGAAATATCTACTACATTAAATCTAGGTGGAGATCCATGGCCAATATACTTAGATCCAACAGGTAGAAAAGGTCAGGCTGGTATTAAAATAGATCTTAAACCAGGTGACATGTTAATCTATTCTGGTTGTGATCTTGAACATTGGAGAGAAGAATTTAAAGGTAAAAATTGTGGGCAAGTATTTTTACATTATAATAGAGCTAATTCTAAAGCAGCTAAAAAAAACTACTTAGACCAAAGACCTTTACTAGGTGTACCTGCTTGGTACAAAGGTGCTAAAATAATTAAAGAGTGAAAATATATAAAAACGTTTTTAACAAAAAACAAAAAGAATTTTTAAACTCTATTTTTAAAGAAGAGAAGTTTCCATTTTATCTTTCTGAAAATTCTGTAACTATAAAAAAAGATAACTCTTTTCACTTTATACATCATGCAATACATAGAGATAAACCTAATATAGACAATAGTGGATTAGCCCCAGCTTTACGTTTATTGTTATCAGAGGTATCTCCTAAAATTAATATAGAATACAAAAAAATATACAGGTGTGCAATTAATATAACATTCTATAATGGTTATACAGACAGGTGTCCCATTCATGAAGATCATAATTTTGATCACAAACAAATTTTAATATATTTAAATGAATCAGATGGAGACACTATTTTGTTAAATAAAAAAGGGGATAAAGAAGTAAAAAGGATTAATCCCGAAGCTTATAAAATTTTAGTTATGGGTAGAAGAGATCATTATCATTTTTTTCCTACAAAAGGAATTCGGAAGGTATTGATATACACCGTTGATTGACAGAATCTAAAAAATCGTCTATACATTAGGCTTGCAGAGGGATGATCCACCACTGATTCCCTCTGCTTTAAATCATATTGATATATCCCTTAATCTAGTATATTTTATAACTTGGAGTATATGTATATATGTTAACAAAAATCACATTAAAACCTGGATTAGATAAACAATCCTCAGACACCGGAGCTGAAGGTAGATGGGTTAATGGTGATTATATGAGATTTAGATATAGTTATCCTGAAAAAATTGGAGGTTGGCAGCAACTTACTTCAAGCAATTTAGTAGGTGCTGGGAGAGATCAACACGCATGGGTAGATAATACTGGTAATAAATATGTAGCGATTGGAACAAATAAAGTTTTATATGTTTATTTTGAAGGTGCTGTTTATGATATTACACCAATAGATACTACAAAGTCTCAAACTAATGTTGCTATTGGTAGTACTAACGGATCAGCTATCTTAACATTAACTTTTCCTACAGCACATAATTTAGAAGTAGGAGATATTATGGAATTTAGAGATAGTTCTACAGTTATGACTGGAGTAAGCACAAGTTTTACTACAGCTAATTTTGATGGAAAATTGTTTGAAGTATTAAGTACTCCATCAACTACTACCCTAACTGTTAAAATGACTACTCTAACAGGAAATACTGAAACAGGAACTGGAGGTGCTATTGCAACAACAACTGTAGATCCTTATTATCAAATAGGACCAGTTACTCAAGGTTATGGTTTTGGCTGGGGAACAAATACGTTTGGTGGAAG